ACACCATCAACCTCCTAGTTTGCCCCCCGTGTGAAGCTGCCAAAGCGGCCGCGGAGGATATCGTCAATCAGGCCCTCGGTTTAGGCATGATTATCTTGGTCCTCATTTTGGTCGTCATTTTGGTGGTCAATTTGCTCCGCTTTGCCTTCTCGGTAAAAGTGGTCAAGCCCACCCAGGCCCAAGTTCAGCAAACCAAGCAAGATGTCCAGGCCTTAGAACGGCAAAAAGAGTTCTCCTGGCGTAGCCGCCAATTGTCCACGGTTTCAACCGAAACCACAGCCGCGAATACCTTCCGATCCCGCGCTGAAATTCCTGCCCCGACCCCCACTCCTACTCCCGCGCCCGTTGAAAGCAACATTTGGGATGCCGCCATCCGGCGCGCGGAAGCCCGTCAAGAGGCCCGTGGTCAAAAGATTGAGTATGATTCCCATGGCGATGCCATGAACGTTGTGCGCGCACGCGGTAGTCGGCGCTAAACCACAGCTCGGCCTGGCGGTGTAGGTCAACCGCCCCACAGGTCTCATGCCTACGTTTACCTTGATATTCCCCGATCACAAACAAGAAAAATTCATTCACCCCCGTTCGGTCACTTACGTGGTCGTTGCACGGGAACCGGACGACAGCAAATTAGGCGATGGCCGCGGCTGGATGCGTTGGGGCGCGGTTTACGGTTCCCGTGAATATGCTGACAAAGCTGCGGCGCTTTTGAAACACCAAGGCAAGCGTTACGGGCATAGTGGCCTGGTTTCCGTCAAAGTGGTTGAGTGTGTTCCTGGCGAGAACGTGGTCCCGGGTGAAGCAGTTGTGCGGAAGTATCCCCGAATTAGCTTCTACCGTAAAATCCTGCGCCCGTTGAGCCCTTGCTTTGTATGCCGTAAGATCGGTGCCGATTTGCGCATAGATATCCAATTTAGCTCTAATAAACCCGGCGACAAATTCATCATTCACAGCAGCTGTTTGGCCGGCTTGAAAAGGATGTTCCAGATTCGCTGAACTCTCATGTTATTCTCACGCTATTCTCATGTTCGGGCAGTATAATAAATATATAGGAGATATGAGATGGCACACACATATTACGGAAAGACTTCAACCGGGTACGAGATTCATAACTTCAACACCAAAGCCGAAATGGAAGCCTACCCCTACCCATTCAGCAAGACCGAACCTGTACCCTCGGGATACATTTACGCCTTTGTCAAAGATCAGATCAGTTTCGCCATTACCGGAAAACAACCGATTGAATGCCCCCATTGCCGCAAACCCGCCACTGCCCACGTAGGCGGCAAACACACCATCAACCACCGCACTACGCGCTCGGTCAATACAACCTGCCGTCACTGCGGTACCAATATTAGTTTTATGTGGAGTTAGATCGTGAAGGTTGTCACTGAAGCACCCATAACGACAAAAGACGGCCGAGTATTGCCTCCCGGCAAATACTCGGTCAAGTTGATCCACTTGGACACCATCGGTACGCAGGTGGTTTGTATTTGGGAAGTATTTGCCGGCCCGTTCAAAGGCGCCCGGTATGAGCTTAGGGGGGCTCGAAGATGAAAGTAAAATGCGACAAGTGCGGGTTCGTTACTCACCGACCCAAAGATGGCATGAAGCACACCGGCTGCCGCCAAGGCGGCGTGTGGGTCAAGGCCAATGCTGATGATGTTGCGGTTGGTCATAAAGCCGCCCACGTTCGGCAACCTAAAGAAGAGACCGCCGCCGAGACCGAGACCGAGACCGAGGCCACCCTAATCCAGCCGAAAACGAAGACCAAAAAGGGCAAAGCTAAAGTGGGTAACCTGGCCGTGGTTAGTAACCGAGAGTGGATTCCCGATGAAAACTACTTTCTCTGGTCCCGTGGAGCCTGGCGTGGCTGGGCTGTGGCCGCAAAAGTAGATGAGATTGACCGCACCGAAGTTTTCGATGAGGAGGGTAACGTTGTTGAGCCTTTCCTAAAACTAGAAGCAGACTACGGCAAAATTCACGAATGTTTGGAAGACCGGATCCGTCGTGAGGTCCGCGAGGGCAAAACATACATTATTGAGCCCGTTGCGGTCATTGAGCTACTGCAGCGCCAAATGTTACGCCTGACCCGAACCAGCGCTGTGCCGGTCGAGCAAGTAGAATTGCTGGAGAGTGTCTTACTTTCTCTAGCCGATTGTGCCGCCGCAATGGAGGCATTCAAAGCAGCCCAGCAGCTGCAACTAGTCGACGCCGGTACGATGCAATCTACGGAATGAAGCACCCCTAGGGCGCCTGGTTCCTTACAACACATCGTACCGCCACCACCCGGAGACAAAAATGGAATACGCAGTAACTACTACCGTAAGGCTGTTAGATGGCCGCATTTCCCGCTCACTCACCATGGTCATGGAAGAAGAGCAAGTAGACGAGGTTATGGAATTTGCTCGCAATGCCGCCATGGGCCATGCTAGCTATATGTCCGTTACCACCAACTCAGGCAAAGTCTTCATCCCTAAAGAGCTCCTGAAGACCGCCATAATCTGTGTGGAAGCCCTTCCGGTAGACCCGCCGCAGGAGGAAGAGTAATTCTCATCGGACTCTCATGTTATTCTCACGCTATTCTCATGTTCGGGCAGTATAATAAATATATAGGAGAACAGCAGAATGAACCGAACAGATTTGTACGAACGGATTATTGCGATACTTGTAAAACATGGTTGCACTCGTGGCGAAGCCTCGTACCTAATTAGTAACCGCAAGAACCATTCCAACGAAGAGTTGGTCGCGGCGATGGGTAACCAAAAAGCAGTGGACGTTTTCAATAAACTTTGCGATCAACTAAAATAGGGGGAATATTATGTCTTGGTTCAATGGCGATAAAAAGAAGAAACAGTCCGGGGGCTACAATCGCTCCGATAATTATGATCACAACCCCGATGATGTCTGCACGCGCCAGGATGTTTTCGGAACCTGTAAAAGTTGCCGTCACAAGGGCCAAGCCTCTCAAACCACCTATTGGTCCGGAGAGCAGATTATCCGCTGTGAAAATTGCGGCGCCACCAACCAATTCGTCCTGGACGGGGAAGCATTCGACGATCCCCGGTTGCACAAACCTTTCAAGACCGATGAAGATGATCAAAACGGGCCTGAAGACAACTCCTCGGGCCGCTATTCTAGAGGCAGGAGATAAAAAATGTTCATTATTGTCGTTGCCGGCTTTTCCTTAGCCTGTTGGGCCGCTTTGGCCAGTAACCCGGGGATGTTCGTATTAGGCCTAGTAGTGGCCTTCGCCGGGAGCTTTATCCACGGAGCCAATGTGCATAAAAAGACGCTAAAATTCGACGATGGCTGGAGCCCGAATCTGGAAGGCGATTACCGCCTGATCAAGGGTCCTGACGGCCTGTACGTAGTTGGTCATGGTCTATTGTTTCCCGTAGACAGTTATGAAGAAAGCCAGGATGTAATTCGCGAACTGCGCGAGAAGGAAAAACGCCAATGAGCCGCCACACCCGCACTCCCAGCGATCAGTCTATCGATCCGGGCGGCTTATACCGCCAAGCAAACATCTTCGTCTTTGAGCAACGGTCCGACGAACAAAAAGCAGCTGATAAGGCCGCAACGGCCCAATTGGCCTGGCTCGTGGCCGATAATCGGCGCAAATACGAAAACCGCCTAGTGCTAATCGGGATTGTCCTATTCTTGGTTGTCTCCTTATCCCTGGGCCTGCTGTACCTATTCGGCGCCTGGCTCGGGTTCGTGTAGCCGCCCGCCCCAATCTGAAAACTCTCATGTTATTCTCATGGTATTCTCATGTTCAACCGTTATAATATAAATAACAAAAGGAGTTACAGATGTTTGAAGAAAAGATGAATCGCAAGTTAGTGGAACGCAAAAACCGTCTTTTGGCGGGAGTTCGGACCTCGGGTAAATTCACCGAAGAACAAATCAAATCTTACGTGGATGAAGCCGAACATCAGGATGGTTACGAATATTGGAAACAGTTCAAAACCTGGCAGAGTTTGGAAAAGGATATGATCCTTTATTTCGAAAACCAGGGATAACCCAACAAAGTCCCCCATCCGCGGCAACAACGGATGGGGGACAACTAAAGGAGAAATCACCGTGAAAAGTCCAGAAGCCCGCCTCAACGAAACCCTCGCATTACGCAAATATAACTCAAAGTGGGAAGGCGATTCAGCGCCCAAAACCCGCTCCCTTTTCGCAGCTGCCTGCTCGGGTTTATCCGTGGACCAAGCCTGTGCCTTACAGGAACACGTGATCTCCCTTTTGGGCGACTCCGAAGCGCAACGTTTGGCTAGCGATTCATTCACACCGGCCATGCAGGCCTGGGTTACTTGGATGACGGAGGGACAAAATGGTACAATCCGTAACTGATGTTTACGCCCGTCTTGGGGCCATTGACCGTTTCAATTCGCGCCGCAAAGGCTCCGCAGCCCGTCGCACACAGCAACTGTACTTAGCCGCCTGCAAAGGCCTGTCCGGCGATCAAATTGATCAACTGAACAACCATGTGTTAGCCCTGTTCGGTTATCCGGGCGCACAGCAAATCACAACCCCGCTGTCGCGGGAGGCCCAAGCCTGGGTCGATTGGATGCTGCAATAGCCGTAGAAAACTCTCATGTTATTCTCATGCAATTCTCAGGAAGGGCCGGTATAATAAAATAGTCCCAGAGCGGCGGCCAGGCCCACGTTCTTACACTCCGTAAATGATTAGAAAGTGATACCATTACCGCCACTCTCGGACATGGCGCTGCGACCTCGCGAATCGGTGTACGCCAGTCCACCGTCTACGACTAGTGGCGCCTCCACACGAAAATTATCGGGCGTGCGAAGTAGGCAGAAGGTTGTAAGCAATACTACATGGGTTCGGTGTTGACCGTGGATGGCATGCAACCGGACCAGTCTCTAGCTGAAGCCGTGATCACCTTAGTAGCGGCGTCGGGGGAACCGTAATCCCCAACCCCAATCATTCCAAACAGGAGCAACATGTATACAATCAGCAAGCAGTTCACGTTCTCGGCCAGCCACCAACTCAAGGGATTGCCGGAAGGTCATCCTTGTGCGCGGTTACATGGCCACAATTATCGGGTCGAAGTTGTACTTTCGGCCTCCACTTTGAATGAGGTCGGCTTTGTCAAGGATTACGGGGAGCTGAAGCCGTTTCAACAGTGGTTAGATGCCCAGTACGACCACCGACACCTAAACGACCAGTGCGAGTTCAACCCCACCGCCGAAAACCTGGCCAAGCAATTATTCAACGTCGCCCGCGATCTTTTGGGGCCGACGGTACGTGCTGTTCGGGTCAGCGAGACCGACAAGACTTGGGCCACATATGAACCCCTCTTCTAAACAACACATATTTGTAGACGTGCCGAAATGTGGCGCCTGCGGCGGGGAACACAAGCGCTTAGAAATGTTCCCGCTTACCGTCCCGATCAAGTTGTGGGTAGGCGGCAGCGTCATCGAATACACTCATTTCGGGCATTGCCCGGTAATGAATGAACCATTGTATATGAAAATGGACAGGGTCTAACCATGCAAAACAAATTCCGGGTCGCCGAAGTTTTCGGTCCCACCATCCAAGGCGAAGGTAACCAAGCCGGTCAGCTTTGTTACTTTGTCCGTTTCGGCGCCTGCGACTATCGTTGCTCTTGGTGCGACAGCATGCACGCGGTGCTGCCCGAACATGTAAAATTGTTGCCCGAGCTGACCACACCAGAAATCGTGGACCGCGTCAATAACCTGCCCGGCTTTGCCAAGTGGGTCATTCTCTCCGGCGGCAATCCACTGTTGTGGGACCTGCAACAGCTGGTCTACGCGCTGCAGAATGCCGGCTACCAAGTGGCTGTGGAGACCCAGGGATCGGCGTATAAATACTGGATGACTACCTGCAACAATGTGGTCATCTCGCCTAAGCCGCCCTCCTCAGGCATGGAGACCGATTTCGTGGCCCTGTCCCAGGTAATGGATCGACTGCAGGCCTGTGAAACACCGCATATCCTCAAAGTGGTTGTATTCGGTACTGATGACCTGCTCTTCGCGCAGGGTGTGCATAAGCGCTATCCTGACGTGCCATTCTACCTCTCCGTGGGTACCGTAGCACCGAATAACGAGTTCGTCAAGAAGCTGGCTGTGGACAGCACCCAGAACATCATTGACCGGTTTCAATGGCTGCTCGAGACTGTAACCGAGCTGGAAGACATGCAAGACGTATGTCTGTTACCGCAACTTCATGTTATTTTGTGGGGCCACAAACTCGGAGTTTAGTCATGCCTCCTTCCTCCACCAATTGCGCTTGTTCCTACTGCGGTAAGGATCCCACCACGCCCGACCGCATTTACTGCCAGTTTTGCGGGGCTCCGTTACCCAAGCTCACACCCCGTAAAGATGACGGCTACTACTTCATGCTGAATGGGTACGTCGTTTGGGTTATTTGCGATCCGCCTCGTGACACACGCAGTTTCTATTTCTACCGGGGCACGCAATTGGTGGAGCACTTCGAGTTCTCGATGCCGTTACTGCGCGAGAGAATGGGGGCCTTGGATGATGTGCTCTGGCAGTTATTCTTAGTGGCTCAAGGTGAGCAAGAAGTCCTGACCATGATGGAGCAGGATGTACCTTACCCCGCCATCTTTGAGATTAGGCGCATCGAAAACCCGGATCGGCTACGCTGGCGTGCTAACCAGTTTACCTTGGAAGAGGTACGCAAATGAAACTACCCACCCGTACCTACACCGCCGTAGAACTCGGGGCAATTCGCGACTACGCCAATTGCATGCTTATTGCAGCCGAAATGGCGCCTTTGTATCATAAAACAGCGGAACATATTTTTCACTTAGCCTCGCAAGAAGCGCGACAATCCACCCGCAGCACCGAGGACATTTTGAAAAGTTGGCGGCGCAACGGGATCCCTCAAAATCTGCTGGAGGCATGATGCAGTGGTGGGAAGGTGTTCTAACCGGTCTTTGCTGCTGGGTCACACCCAGTCTGCTATTAGTAGCAATCGTCATTTACACCGTGGCATTGGATGATATTGAGGATCGTATCGATGAGAAACATTCCCGTAGGTAAGCACTATTGCAGTTTTGATGATCGCAACGAGCGCCAGGGCACCTTACACATGTCCGATGACCGCTGCATCATCACCGATGAAAATCCTACCGATTTTGTCCTCTTCGGTCACCGGTTGTATCGCGCCGACGAGTACGGGGTGGTGATAATAGATGAAGCTGCTGTACGTGCCGAGTTAGCGCTGTGTGGTCGGTCCAATTGATTGACTAAAACTCTCATGTAATTCTCATGATATTCTCATGTTCGGGATGTATAATAGATATATAGAAAGAGAAACCAAACAGGAGAAACAGAGATGAAAAAGAATCGAAAAGCGGATCCCAATCGTGGCGACCAAACAACGTTAGTTCGCGGTGACAAAGTCAAAACCTGCTACGGTCAAATCGAAACCGTAACCTCTGCTGACGAAGCCCAGGTTTACACCTCAGAAAGTGTACGCCAGTTGTGCTGGTATCACCCCACCAAGGTCTGGAAAGTAGAAGAGGCGAAATAATGGATGCCGTAGTAGACTTAGGTTTCAGTGTTATTTGTTTGGCCTCGTTCCTTTGTTTTGCCGCCTTTTTCTACCTGCTCGGTGAAGAGATTGCACACTCCAATGACGACTAAAACATTACGCCCTTACCAGGTCGAAAACACCATTTACATCAAGGCCGGGAATTCGCTTATTTGCGACGATCCCGGCCTTGGTAAGACTTTGAGCGCCATCGTGGGTGTGCGGCCGCAAGGCCAACTACCCCCAACCTGGTGTGCTTTAGTTATTTGCCCGCTTCGGGTAGGTCCACAGTGGGCCGCCGAGATTACCAGCCAGTATCCTTACGACCCGGTTTACATCGGTACTCAGGATACTTTCTTTTTGCGCCGGCCGGGTTGGACCGTCACCCACTATGATGCGGTACGGAGTATTTTGCCGAAGAAGGGCGAATCCCAATCCCGCATCAATAAAGCTGACGGCATGTGGGATGTCATTATTTGCGACGAGGCCCACCGCATTAGCAACCGGAAATCATTGCAGACCAAGGCGATCAAGAGATTACAGGCCCGACGTAAAGTTGCGCTTACCGGAACTCCAATGGAAAAGAGTCCCGCTGAAATGTGGTCGATTTTACATTGGCTGTACCCGAAACGGTATACCTCCTACTGGGCATTCTACAATAAGTTCATCGAAAGCGAGCCCCAATGGCGCGGCCGGGGGCACAAAATTTTGGGTTTGAAAAATGAGGGCGACTTAGCTGCGCTGGTAAAAACCTTGATGACCCGTCACACAAAAGTGGAGGTTGCTAAGGATTTACCACCTAAAATTGTTATTCCCACCCGTATTCTCCTGGGAGAAACACAGCGGGAAGTGTACCAAAGAATAAAAGAAGCCACTGATATAGTGATTCCAGTAGATGAAAGTGGACCAGATTTTGGGCCTCTGATTATCACTAATGTTTTAGCGGAGATTACCCGGTTGCAGCAAGTAACCTCGTACCCGCCACAGCTCGGTTTCAAGGCACCCTCGGCCAAGATTGAATGGACTCTGGAATGGCTAGATGATCATCCGGATGAGTCTGTGGTCATCTTTACCCGGTTCCGCGCCACTGCCAGTCATTTGCAGACCTTGTTAGGCAAAGAGGCCGAATTACTGGTGGGCGGCACAGGCGCTGTGCCTGCGGGTTGGTTAGCCGGACGATCACGCATCTTGATCGGTACTATTGCCGCCATGGGTGAGGGTCTCAATCTACAACGGGCCTCTACCGCCATCTTCGTGGATCAGGAATGGAGCACCATAAAGATGACCCAGGCCTATGATCGGATTCACCGGTTGGATATCACCGAGCCCAAGGTTATCTACTTACTGCATTGTGCCAACACGGTCGACAACCTGATCCTGGAAGCCTTGACCAATAAGTGGTCGCAAACCGAACTAGTGTATGCCGCCTTGAGTTATCTGCGCAACCACAGCACATGAGAAAACTCTCATGTAATTCTCATGCAAGCCTCAGAAAACTCAGGTATAATAAAAACATAAGGAGCCACCAGTATGAAATACGCGGTTCACATCTCAGACATCAGAGCATTCAAAAGTTGCCGGCGTAAATGGAGCTGGTCCAGTCCTTTGAAAGCAAACCTGGAACCCAACATCCCGTACGCCCCGTTCTTCCTCGGTCGCGGCATTCACTATTGTTTAGAGCAGTATTATGCGCAAGGCCGGGTAGCCACCCCAATTACCTATTTGGATAGTTGGGCTGAGAACGAACTCAAGCAAATGGAAGAGACAACCGGTACTCTTTGGGCCGGGGAATCGATTCAGTTTGACGAGCAGGTACAATTGGCCATGGCGATGCTGTCACACTACACGATCTGGCAGCAAAAGGATACTTCGATCTGGAACGATAAGAACCTGGAATTCTTGGACCTGCCGGGTGGCCAGAAGGCGTTAGAAGTGTCCTTCGATGTGCCTTTATATAGTGGTGGCCGTAAGTCGACCCGGGTTTATTTACAAGGCCGCTTTGATGGATTAGTACGTAACACCATCGACAACACCTTGTGGATCTGGGAAACCAAGACCACTCGTAGCATCAAAGAGTTGGGCCGGTCCTTAGCCAATGACGAGCAGTGTGGTGCCTACATCTACGCCGCCGAGCAACTATTTGGCGAACCGGTGTCCGGAGTCTTGTACAACATCCTGCGCAAAAAGGCGCCGGCACAGCCCGAGGTACTCAAGGATGGTTTCCTTTCCAAAAAGAAAAGCATCGACACCTCGGCCGAAATGTATATCGAGGCGATCAAGAAACACCACCGCGGTATCGATGAGAGAACGGCCATGCAGTATTACGGGGACATCATTGCCCTGTTAGCTGAAAATGACGACCAGAAATTCTTCGCCCGGATTCCGGTAAAACGGACACCGTACGAGATCACCCATTTGGCGGCGGATTTACACGCTACAGCACTAGAAATGGTGCGCGCCAGCACACCGCTGTATCCGGCGCCGACCTGGGTGAATTGCAACTTTTGCAGTTTCAAAAACCCGTGTCTAGCACTCAATGCTGGGGGCGATGTCCAATTCCTATTGGACAACGAATACCGCGTGCGCGAGAATGCAACCTCGTGGCGCGCAGAGAAGGAAGAGCAATAAGTGACAGAAGAAAGAATACGCCCTAAAGTAGTTTGCTTGGTCGGGTCTACCCGGTTCAAAGCAGCCTGGGAGAAGGCAGCCACACACGAGACCCTGAAGGGCAACATCGTGCTGCAGGCAGCCATCTACCCGCACTCGGATCGCATCGCCTTGACCCACGCCCAAAAGGAGTTGCTAGAAGAACTGCAGCTGGCCAAGATCGACATTTCCGATGAAGTTATGGTGATCAACGTCAATGGTTACATTGGCGAGTCAACCCGGGCCGAAATCCTGTACGCCATGAAGAAGGGTTTACCGATCCGTTACTTGATACCCGAAAAGGAAATTGTATAATGGCCCGTCGTTTGAATTCAACCCAGTTGGACTCTCCATTCCTGAGATTGCTGCTATACGGACAGCCGGGCAGCACCAAAACCCGTACCTCAGGCACAGCCGCGTTGGACGAGCGGACCTCGCCGGCACTAATGTTGATTGCCGCGGGTAACCCGGTCAGCATTCGCAACTACGCGAAGTTACCGGTTATGATCGAAATGGAAGAGTTGATCGACTTCAATGACCCCTACAACTGGATTTTAGCGGGCCAGCCGCTCAATCACCCCTTCGCGACCAAGTTTGGTCTGAAGACCCAGTTCAAATCAGTGATTCTGGACGGCCTGACCGAAGTACAGCGTATGTCCTTTTCAGTAGTGGCCGGATACAAAAATGTCGGCCCCGGCAGCATTCCCACCGGGATTGAGCGACAACATTTCGGCCGCGTATTGGCCCAGATGACCCGCCTCGCGGATCTGTACTTTCAGTTGCCCATTCATGTCATCATGACCAGCCTGGAACGTACTGAAAAGGACGAGGCGACGGGCACCGTTTCCTATGGTCCATTATTGTGGGGCCAGAGTTCAGGCGAAGTTGCCGGGTACGCACACCTTGTAGGGCGCTTGGTACACCGGGCTCGTTTGGATGCTAGAACACAGAAGGAGATCGCTGACGCCAAGCAATTGGGTATCGTGGAAGATGCCATTGGTACCGATACTGTGAGCGTCGCGTTATTCCGACCAAGCGGTAAGTATGCCGCTAAGTGGCAAGATGGTATCGGGGTCCCCTTTATGGTAGACCCAACCATTACCAAAATCCTAGACGTCGTGGAGGCGGACAGAACAAATAGCAAACCTGAACAAACACCTGTACGTGCCGGTACTGCAACCGCAGTGCCAACCAACTAACCTACCCAACCCAATACAAAACCTGTAACCTAAGAGGTAAAAATGCCTGCTATCGATTTCTCTGATGTACCCGAAATTACGCCCATCCCCGCTGGGGAATATGAAGCCGAAGTTACGTCTGCCCAGGCCGGATTCAGCGGCTCTGGCAACCCCAAGATCGACGTGCGCTACACGGTCGTGTTACCCGAATCTGGCGAACAGCGGGTGATCTTCGACACCATCTCGTTCCACCCCAAGGCGCTGTGGCGCGCCAAGCAGACTCTGCAGTCGTTGGGCTTCCCCAAAGACTTCAGCGGCGAAGTTGACCCTGACGCATTGATTGGCCAGATGGCGACGATCGTGGTCGCGATCGACTCGGGTCGTTCCGATCCTACCACCGGGGAGCCTTACCCCGATCGCAACCGGGTTGTGAAAGTCAAGCCGGTTTCGGCCGCGCGGCCTGCTTGGACGGCCCCCGAAGAAGATGAACTGGACGAATCTGCAGTCTAACCCGATCAAGTAAAGGAACAGGGCGGGTCGCAAGGCCCGCCCTTATAATTGAATATGGATGCTAAAGAATTCCTGGAGTGCTTCAATTTTGAAGACACGTCTAACATTGTGGCTATTATTGGTGGCCCGACAGCAACTCCTACTTTAGCGTTATCCGTGGACCGGTTTCCGGAGGACCAGAATGTGTTTTTTGGCCCTGCATCCAGATCGCGTTTGGGTAACCTAAAAGAAGACGTAGTGGGGACCGTTGCCCTTTGGGTTGACGTGGATAACAAGCAACCACCGTTGTGCACGTTACCGCCTAGTCTGGTCGTATCCAGCGGTGGAGGTTGGCACTTATACTGGCTGATGAAGAATCCCATATTCGGCGTCAGCGAGATCGAGCGCCTCAATAAAATTCTGATAGGTGATGTACCCAATGGCGACCCGGCCTGTTTCAATGCAAATCGGATCCTCCGGATCCCGGGTTCGGTCAACACCAAGTACACACCACCGGTACGTGTAACCATAAAGGAGGTCCGTGAAGCCCGCTATAGCATCCGTGATATTGAAGCTCTAACTCGTTTAGATTCCAAGACCCGACATAAAGTGCGTACCGGCGACATTCGTGGTTATCACAGCCGCAGTGAGCGGGATTGGTCCATAATCATGGGTCTCATTTCCGCCGGCTTTGAGGATGAACTGATCCATTACCTGTTCGCGCAACAACCGTGTGGCGACAAGTACCGCGAAGTCGGGGAACATTATTTGTTACACTCGCTGGAGAAGGCCCGCGAACAAACAGGTACCACAGACGGCGAAACTGCTGATGGCTTAGGCATTGTGGCCCAAGATGATGGTTACTACACCATTACCGCTAAAGGGCCTAAACGGATCAGTACTTTTACTATTGATCCTACGGTGCTTTTGGATGGCTCCTTATTTGGCGCCCCGGATGCCATTACCGGTATTGTCTCCGCCAACACTTATACTTGGCCTGAGACAACGTTCTCCCGCACCGCGTTTACGACGATCAACTCTTTGGACAAGGAGTGTCCAATCGCTGCGTGGCAGTGGCTAGGTGCCGATGGGGATGTCCGCAGACTCTTACCATTTCTCTTGGCGAGACTACAAGAGAAAGGCTTGCCCAAGGTAACCGCTACTCCGGTCGTCGGCCTGCACACGGTGCATGACATCACTTATTTTGTGGGCGATGAAGATGCGCTAACAGCCCAACAACATTGGATGGGTAAAGATGGCCCGGTCACTTGGCTGCCCAGCAAACGAGAGCATCCTAAAATGTGTCTGGAGCCAGTAGTCACTGAAGCCGCATTGGCCGAAGTGTGTGAACTTTTGCCGCGCCTAAACCGCCCTGATTGCATCTGGCCCATGCTAGGTTGGTATGCCGCAACGGTGTTGAAGCCGTGGCTAGAAACTCAAGGTTATCGTTTCCCGGTGCTCAATGTAGCTGGGACTAAAGGCAGCGGTAAGACCACCCTCATTCAAAAGGTGTTTATGCCGTTGTTTGGCCAAACCGATGCCAAATCGTATGATGCGCATACTACCCGTTTTGTGACCCTGGCTCTGCTGGGTTCCGCCAACGCGGTGCCGATTGCCTTCAGTGAATTCCGCTACGAGCAGGTTGAAAATTTCTTGCGCTTTGTCCTACTTAGTTACGACACCGGCCACGACCCTCGAGGTCGCAGCGATCAAACCACCATTGACTACCCGTTGATGGCACCTTTCAGCGTAGACGGTGAAGATATGATTGAAGACCCAGCCGCGCGGGAAAGGTTGATTGCAGTGCGGTTACACCCATCGGACGTGGGAGAAGGCTCTCCATATTACACCGCCTTCCATGCACTACTTCAGGACGGCGCCAAGATTCCCAACGTAGGCGGTTATTACATCCAACAGGTGTTGCGCCAACTGGCTGCTCCAAACATTCTAGAGGCCCTATTGAAACGGGCCCGTCAGGCCATCTTCACCGCCTTCCCAAATAAGTTACCAGAGCGGGTACGCAACAATCACATCGTGGACTACTTCGGCATCCTACTCTGGTGTGAAATCATGGGCATCGAAGCCCCCGAAGCGGGTGTGCTGCAGACGGCCATTTCTAACGTGTTTGACCTGGAATCGGGTACTAGCCGCACTCTAGCCGATTCCTTGGTAGAAGATGCGATCAATGAGTGCATGCAAAACACAGCCCCGTTCAAGTGGTCCGCCTCTTCGGATGGGAACATTGTTTACTTCCATTTAGCCACCACGCACAATTGGTGGTTGGCCTTACGCCGTCGTCAGGGCCGCGGAGCCCTGGAAAGGGATGCTATCGATACACAACTAAAAGAGGCCTCCTACGTTAGTGGTCCGGTGTTGATCGAAAATGCCTGGATGTACGGTGTGGACTTAGGTCAGGCGTGTGCTCGCGGCTTAGACGTGCCTACCCGATTATTCCAGGGCGAACTGCGGGTCAAGTTTAGTACATAAGATGAGAGAAGGCTAATTCTACTCTCAGGTAATTCTCATGTAACCGTGGTATAATAAATATAAGGAGACACACATGAAATCAGCTGTAGTACTTTTATCGGGTGGTATGGACTCGTCCACTTTGGCCTACTGGCTCAAGGCAACCGCCAAGCCGGAAGAACTGATTTGCCTGTCCATTTTCTACGGGCAGCGCCACAAAAAGGAACTCGATTTCGCCAAGCAAATCGCGGACCAGTTGAGTGCTCGTCACTCCATTGTATCCATTCGTGGGCTGGAAGGTCTGTTGGTTGGGTCGGCATTGACCGATCCTAATGTAGCGGTACCTTATGGTCATTATGCCGCAGAGAACATGAAGATCACCGTGGTACCCAATCGTAACGCCACCATGTTAGCGATTGCCTTCGCCGTCGCGATGGCCAATGGCGCTAGCATTGTGGCCATGGCTGCACACGCCGGTGATCACACCATCTACCCGGATTGCCGGCCAGAATTCCTGCAGCAATTCCAGTTGATGGAAAACTTATCTAATGGGGGTCAATTCGGCGACGTTGAGTTGGCAACCCCGTTCGCTCACAGCACCAAAGCCGATATCGCGCGTTACGGCGATCAGCTGGGTGTGCCGTGGGAATACACCTGGTCCTGCTACGAAGGCGGCGACGTTCACTGCGGTCAATGCGGTACCTGTGTTGAGCGTAAAGAGGCCTTCAAACTGGCTGGGGTGTTCGACCCTACTCTTTACAAGGCCTAGGACAACATGCCAGAAGAGGGAAAGAAGGTCATCAAGGATCGTGAGGCTTATCGGGATGCTTGGGCGCGGACCGGTGAATGGCTCAATCCAATGGGCAAAGAGATCAACGCACTGCTAACCGTGTATCCACGTATGTACCTGCCCTTCATCATGATCGTGAATAAGTTGATGCGCGTACTCGCCGATCCAACTAATATCGATCATTGGCTAGACATCTCCGGCTACGCAGAATTAGTGGTCAAAGACCTGCGGAACCAGAACCAGAACTAATCCACAGGGCGGGTCGCAAGGCCCGCCCACACTTTTGTTTGGAGATAATAGTATCATGGAAGAAGACATGCAGCAACTTGTTATTCCCGGAATCAACGGCAACGGTAATCGCAACCACGACGACGTACACAACCTGACCCAGGTCATCCAGAACGTGTTCGGTAACGATGTTTGGGACGACTCAGCCAAACGGACCGCAGAACGGGTGTTGGCCTACTGGCAAGAAAATTCGGCACCTCTGGTTGTGGATGCCCAGGGTATGGCCCAGCTGGACTTCAACTTTACCGCCTTCAAGGCCACCGCCAACCAGCTAATCGTGGTCAAGGACATCGAGTTCCATTCCATGTGCGCGCATCACCTGTTACCATTTTACGGGATGGCGCACGTCGGATATGTACCCAACGAGTACATGGTCGGCCTGTCCAAGATTCCCCGGTTGGTCGATTTCTACGCACGGCGGCCCTGCACCCAAGAAGCCATGGCAGCCCACATTGCGCACGATCTCAAGCATCGGCTTGCCGCCATGGGTGTGGCTGTGATTTTAGAGGCCCGGCACACCTGCATGGCCTGTCGCGGCGCCAACAAGCACAACGGCGCCATGATCACATCAGAAATGCGCGGTACTTTCCTGACCGCGGAAGCGTTACGGTCCGAGTTCTTGAACCTGATCGGACGGGGGCAACTATAAAATGAAACTGGCATCCATTTTACCGCCACAGGCGCCCTCTTTCCGTACTGTCGCACTCACGGCCGGTGTGCTTTCGTCCTACCAAATGTTCTTGGGTCAATGGGCGGTAAAGGATGCCGGTTACATGAATGAGATCGCCCGGCTACATCGTCGCGGCGATTACATCCTGTTGGACAACGGGGCTGCAGAGCCAGAAGAAGAACGGGTACCATTCCCAACCATCGTAGCCAGAGTCCTGCCGTATGTGGACGAGATCGCGTTACCCGATGTACTTTATGACACCGACGAAACCATCGCCCGTACTCTGGCCTTCGCAGAATTAGTGCCGCCTCGTAAACGTATGATCATTCCACAAGGCCATACCTGGGACGAATGGTTTAGTTGCCTGCAGACCTTGGCCTTCATGTTACGCGGTGAATTCCGCACTATCGGTGTCCCGAAACACTTAGAACGTTTAGGTGGCCGGGCTCAAGGACTGCGGTTCCTGAAGTCGCGTGACTACACCAACAATTTTGATGTCCACCTATTAGGCGTGTGGGGCAACCCACATACTGAGATTCAACAGGCTCGTGAAGCCTTCGCTGGTGTACGTGGCATTGATACCGGGTATCCGTTAGCAGCTGCGCAAGCCGGCCAAGGCGTCGATCCTGACCGATGGGGCCGCATGTCGTTGCAAAACGATGTCGACCCAAACCCAAACCATTACGTAGGCAATATTCTAACCCTAAGAGGCTGGTGTACCGATGATCTCTAAAGCACCTCACGCCATGTGTGATCAATGTCCCCTGTCTGCGCAAACTATGATTCCAGCCACAGGTAGCCAAGATGCGGATGCATTGATCGTAATTGGTGAGGGACCCGGAAACGAAGAGGTTGCCTACGGGCAACCTTTCGTTGGGCCCCCCGGGAAATTGTTGAAAGCCTTGATCACCAATCGAGGCGGAGACGTTTCCAAACTATACCTAACCAATGCAACTTTATGTGCACCGCCTCCCGGTACCGAGCTCTACAAAGAACAGATTGTACAGCAGGCCGCAGGTTGTTGTTACCCACGGCTGGTCGCCGAGCTGCAGCAACATGCCTCTAGCAAGGTCCTGGCCCTAGGCAAGGTAGCCGCGGAATCCTTATTCACCAACTACAATATTAGTGAACGGGGCGTGTGGCATAACGTAAGAATCGGTGGTCGCATGTTCCAAATCTTGCCTTCTTGGCATCCGGCCTACATTTTACGTAAACCCTCCGAAGCCGGGGATCTTGATCGCGACATCGGCGTAGTTCTGGGTGTGCAAGCACAACCCCGGTTCAATATTCATAAGCCGCCCAAGGTCATCGTTCCTACAACGGCGACGGAGTTACGTGAGGTCTTGGCCACCTGCCCCAGCGGTGTGAACGAGGATGTCTCATTCGACATTGAAACCGACCAAACAGAGTGGTATGCGCATAACGGCAAGCCCCGGGATGCCATTCTATTCTTATCCATCGCCTGGTGTGATACCGAGGGTGTGGTAGTCGGCGACCAAATGTTGTATGACGACCCGGAGAGCCTGGTGGTGCTGCAGCAATTCTTTGATCGCACCGACTTGACCTTCGTAGCACAGAACGGGACCTTTGACATGGTATTCCAAAATGCGCAGCTAGGTCTGCGTACCCGGGTCGATTTCGACACCATGCTGGCCGCCTACATTCTGAACGAGAATGGGGAACTAGGTCTGAAAACGTTGGCCTATCAAGAATTTGGGTTACCGGATTGGGAGGCCATGTTGGTTGGCCGGTACCTGATCAATCGTAATGATCGCTACTCCAAGGTACCGTTTGAAGACTTCTCCCAATACGGTGTATGGGACGTGGTTGTAACCCGCGCCATAAAAGGCGTATTCGAGCAGCGCCTGAAGGCACAGGGCCTGTGGGAGTGGCCTTGGCGTAATGTGATCATGCGTGCGCAACCGAAACTAGCACAGATGGAACAGCGCGGTATCCGGGTTGATATCCCGTATTTGCAACGAGCCGGCGCAGCCATGGAAAAGGAGATGGAACGGATTGTAACGCAGGCCCGGACCATGTTCAACCAGCCCAAGCTGAACCTGGGCTCTTCGCAGCAGGTGGCGGTCATTATTTATGATATCCTCAAAATGCCGTTAGTGAAATCTAACAAGGTCAAGCCACGGTCCACCTCTCACGAGGCTGTAGCCCCGTTGATTGGGAAACATGAGTTCATCGATTTGTTGATGCGTTACCGTCGCATTGCCAAATTGAAGAGTTCCTACGTAGACAATCTGATCGAGGCGGTTGATGCTAAAGGGCGAGCACACCCGGAGACCTTGATCCACGGCACCGAAATCGGGCGGCTTTCAATGCGCGACCCAGCCTTCCAAACGTTGCCGCGGCCGGTTGGTGAAGAACAGACCCAATTGGAGGACTATGATCCTTATTTGGACGGCGCCATCGTACGTGGTTCAGTTATTGCGGATCCCGGTAAAGTATTGATTGTGGCGGACTACAGCCAGGCTGAGCTGCGTGTGGCTGCCCACTTGAGCGAGGAGCCATTTCTGATTGAGGCGTACCGAAATAACGAAGACCTGCACGGTAAGGTAGCCAAAGCCATCTTTGGTTCTGGATACACCAAAGAGCAACGGGTCCGTTGCAAAATGTTCAACTTCAGCTATTTATACGGTGGTTCGGAATATTCCTTCGCTCAGGATGCTGGACTGCCAATCAATGCCGCGCGCCAGTTCGTTCGTGACTACAACCGGGCCATGCCGAAGTTAGCCCAGTTTCGGGTGGATCAATACAACAGCCTGGTGCGCAATGCCTATGTAAGTACCGTATTTGGTCGTCGGCGTCGTTTCGTCTTCATCAACTCCCAAAACCGGGATGATGCGCGTAAATCAGCTGTGCACGCCCCGGTTGCCGGTACCGCTAGCGACTTGACTCTGCTGTCGGCCTGTCAGGCCATGGATGAGGGTATTGATGTGATCTTGATGGTCCATGACAGCATTGTCGCCGAGGCTTGGCCGCATGAAGCACCGGCGCAAGCGAAACGAATCCAGGCAATTATGCAAGAGATGGGTGAAAAGTATTGTCACCGAGTCGCCTGGAAGGCCGATGTCGATTCCAATAAAGACGGCACGTTCCCCACTCGGTGGGCACAGCCGCCGGAGCTAATCTAATGTTTACACTAATTGCGGTCGTTGTCGTAGCCATCTGGGGCTATTTCGTATTCAAGCCCCGCAAGGTCAAGTAGCCTCCGGTGAACCGAGGGGGCACATCTGGCTCGAAATTCTCATGTTATTTTCATGTTCGGGTTGTATAATTGAAAGGTACAACAAATTCAGAAACGAAAGGAAATAGACATGAGATGGATTATCAGGGCCTACTCGTTCGTACTGCTTGCCTATACGGGCTGGCGCACGGTAGACTTCTTACTGTCACAGCTGCCAAAGAATGACATATCCGTTTGGCTGTCGATCGCGTTTTTGTTTGCCTCCGAAGCTGGTCTGCTTCTGTGGCATGAAATTTCGATGTCGCATACAACGACCCACGAACAATACAATGTTTCCGTGACCATGATCTTTATGGACTTCGTGGGGTCGTTGGCGGCAGGTATCGCAGACATGATTCTGCGCCAGACCATGTTAGAAGGCTACGTCATCCCAGCCTTTCTAGCAACCGGGTTGATGTATGGTTTACCTGCGATCATGGCCACCAATGTGGGCGCCGCTCTTTACTACCTGTCTAATGATGCCAAGCTTCAGCGGGAACGGGCCCAGCGAGAAATGGAATTCGAGATTCACAAGGAGGCCCTGAAATTAGTGGCCTCGGATAAGCGCGTATTGGCCAATGAGAAAAAGAAGCTAATCTCGGATCGCATTCGCGGCGAAGTGTCCGACCGGATTACCAATGAGAATGCAGCCCCTAAACCTACTCAGCAGTTCGCCAGTACAGCCGGCACACCCCGCGGTAAGAAATATGTGATCCATGTGGATCCCGATAAGGCGGATGCAGTGGCTGGCTTCCTGGGCGACCAGAATATCGACCTTGTTCCGCGCTATCGCCAGAACGGCAAGAAGAACGGCGTAAACCATAACTAGGCGGTGTGAAATGTGGATGTACCCAGCCGCCTACGTTTTGGGCATTGTTTTATTCCTAGTCCTTTCGGGGCTGTGGAAATGTATCCAAGATGAAGAAAAGAGGGAATGATGCCCGCCACACCGCCTAAGCCAAAATTGATCATCGATTTTCGTGAGCCAGCTCCGACCGGCAACCACCTCGGTACCCCAGGCGAGAAAATCGAGATCCCTTGTCTGCAATACTTCAAGACCGTTGCTGCAGGCGGCAAATTCGGCCCCTACTACATCAACAAGTTCCGCACCCCAACGGGCGATATTGTCTGCGTCAACAGCAGCGACATAATCCCCCAAGACAAGGAATGGTGGCGCTTTATGGGGTGGGTCCGAGATCATACCGTTTGGGACGGCGAACGGGAAACATTTGTCGGCAATCCACGCCACCGCATTTTTCGGCGCCGGGCCGTTCTAAAGCAACTTCGGACCTGCCCCTTCTGCGGCCTGCCCCAGCAGAACGGTGTGCCTCCGTTTGACTGTTCTTGCATCGACGTAGGCACTATTGAATTCTGGCCCGGACCAACCGATATTGAAATTGAGGACATTGAAGATGAAAACTAGAACCTTGATCATCCTTGTAGTCGCCCTGTTGGTAGGCTGTACTAACGAGGTCGTCTTGGCCCCATTAGCCACACCTGCTGCAACCGCAACCGCAACCGCATCGGCGACCCCCACCGTAACCTTATTGCCGGCGACCACAACGGCGACTCTGGCGCAGCCCGTTTCAGTAGAGGCGGCTCCAGTCTTAGCTCCGGCCCCAGCAACGGCGACCATTACGACTACCGCGACCCCGCCCAAGGCGGGTGTGCTGCTGGCCGCCGAAAATGAGCTTATTCCCACAGCCACGCCGGAAGTCGTCGTTGTAGTTGTGACCGCAACCCCGGAACCATTAGCGACGGCGACCGAGGCGCCTACCATTGTCATTCCAACGCCCACCGGTCAACCAACGGCGGTTCCGCCAACTCCGGAGATTACACCGATTGACATGCCCATGGCTGCAACACAACACGCGATGCTGACCCAACAGGCGGCCACACCGCAACCCTAGACTCTCATCATATTCTCATGTTATTCTCATGTACCTCTCATGTTGGGCCTGTATAATAAATATATAGAACGAACGAACACAAACAGACCAAACAGGAGATTGAAAATGACTCAACACAGTGTAACCACCTTAGAAGAACTCGTAGCTTTCATCGCCAGCCACCGCCACTATGCCGAAACCCGCTGGACCATGTGGGATCGCATCGAAATGGTTTACGACAGCAAAGAAGCTTACGAAGCTTGGACCCCGATGTGGGACGCCGCAAATGACGCCTACGGGACGCCGGATTACGACCGCCTGATCAAAGAAGCCGAAGCTCAGCGCCCTCCTCGCCACCGCGAAACGACCTACGGTCTCCAGGAAGCCAATCGTAACCACAGCACTAGCTGGACCCGCAGCGATTACATTTCGTTATCGATGGAATTGGGCGACATGATCAACGATGTGTGGACCAAAAAGACAGGGCGCTACGGCAACTATCAAGAACGTACCGGTTGCCTCACGATTCCGGGAATGTTGAAGCGCTTGGGCAACACCACCGTAAAACAGCAGATTCAGGAAGCTGAAGCCCGCCAGCAGGCCAATGACGCCCGCAATCGTCGTAACTACGCTCGCCGCGAACTGAAACGGTTAGCCACCGAAGCCCGCAAGCAATTAGACCTCCTCGGGTTGGATTGCGACGTCACCATCGCGAGACTGTTAGCCATCGCCGACGAAGAGTAAACCACTCCACCACCGCAACAAACGAGACCCCGCCTAATAAGCGGGGTTTTGTGTTCTCCGGTACGATGCGTTGTACGGATCCCTGCGCCCAAAGGGTAAGCCAGCCTGCCAAATTCGCGTACAACGCATCGTACAAACTCTCATGTAATTCTCATGTTATTCTCATGTTGCCCCGGTATAATATAAGTAAGGAGAAATAAAAAATGTTCACACGTGAAACCGGAATGATTGGATTGATTATTGGGAAGTGGATGGTAGGGTTCGATTGGAATAGTGGATTGAGTTTGTTCGTTTTCGATATGGATATGGATGATGAGGTGTTTACGAAAAAGTTGTTCTAAAACGGGTATAAAGCGAAGTGAAACTCTCATGTAATTCTCATGAGAGTTTCATGTTCGCGATGTATAATAGATAAAAGAGAGGAGGTGAAACGAAACCGAGTACACACACCCACACGCCGCCGTTGGCAGCCATCCGAGAGTAAGATCCGGAGGGATCAACCGAAGACCCATATTATTTAGGAGACCTAAAATGGCTATTTATAAACTCGAACGCAAAGACCGTGCAGCAGAACATGACGAAGTAAACGTCATGATTATCCGTGCTCGCAACGAACCGGAAGCCCGTGTCGAAGCCAATAAGCATTGCGACACTGAAGGGCATATTTGGACCGATCCCGCCAAGACCAGCTGTAAAAAAGTCTCGTCCAACGGGCCTGTGGAAGTAATCGCAATTGACGTATTGGAGGGCTAATGGGCAACCAAGACCGCCGAGAAAAGGCCGATCAGGATACGTGGCTCGAGAAGGCCAAACTAAAAGAACACATTCGCGAGCAACAAGAGCAGCACGGGCCGATACAACCGCATCCACAGCCCCCGCCCCCGCCGAACGGCAAAGGGGAGCCGCAAACCCGCCAGTAATTCTCTCATGTAACTCTCATGTAATTCTCATGTTATTCTCATGTGCCGGAGCTATAATAGATATATAGAAAGAAAGAAACACCACCACCAAACAGGAGAATTACAATGTACCAAACAGTTGACCAGATCGCCACCGAATACAATCGCCACCCAATGTACATCCGCAAGTTAGCCCGCAATGGCGTTTTAGCCGCGATCAAAGTGAATGGTGAATGGCACATCGACGCCGACATCGCCCGCCAGTACTTCAGCAACCGCCGCCACCAGACCGTGGTCGAACTGATCGCCGAAGTAGCCACGATCAATTCGGTAACCGAAATTAGCCGCGAATACGCCATCACCAACCGCACTTACGGGGTTGAGATGGAAGTAACCGAAATCGATCACGAAACCGTAACCGCCGCCCTTCGCGCCGCCGGAATCGAAACCAGTGATGAGTACAGCCACTATAACCACGAAACACCCCGTTCTTGGAAGGTTATGAGCGACAGCAGCATTCGCGGCCAGGGTTGCGAGATTGTAAGCCCAATCCTCCGTGGTGAGGCTGGAATGGCCACGCTCGAAACGGTTTGCAACGCCTTAGTTGCCGCCGGTGCCAAAATCAACAAATCCTGTGGCCTCCACGTACACATTGGAACCGATGATCTGAACGTTGAAGCGGTCCGCAATATCGTGAAATCTTACCAGAACAATTACGCTTTGATCAGCAGTTTCATGGCGCCGAGCCGCGTAAACAATTCCTATTGCAAGCCCTACGACAGCTACGATATCGCCAACTTCGAAAATTGCACCACGATCGAGCAGCTTTCGGAACGCTCGGACAGCCGCTACCACACCGTGAATTTAGAAGCCTATACCCGCCACGGTACGGTAGAATTCCGCCAGCACCAAGGTTCGGTCGAATTCGCCAAGATTAGCAATTGGGTCCGCTTCGTCTTAGCTTTAGCCGAAACCGCCAAGACCGAAAGCATGAGCGCCAAGAGCAACGTTGAAGAATTGGTCCGCAGCTTGGGCCTGAATGAAACTTCAATCAACTACTTCACCAGCCGCGCGAATCATTTCGCCCGCGCATAAAGGTAAAACAGAATGACACACGGATACGAGATACGTTGGCCGGATTCGCATATTGACCGAGCGGAGACGCTCGGTCAATTGTACGATCATATTAGTCAGGACTACCACCCGAATTTACGCTTCCGCTTCATCATGGTTAGTCGCGCCAAAAAATGGTCGGACACCAAGATTTCAATATTCCACACCAAGGCGGGCTTCATCAAGGAGCTGGCTCGGGCACGCATGTTCCAGTTGAAGGAGTTCTAAAATGAGATCATTCCTGTACGCATTGGCTAGGTTGTTGGGAGACCTGACCGCGATCCGTAGAGGACCTAAAGCGGTAGCACACCGCCTGGTTAGAAAGGTTGCCTACCGCGGTGTGAGTCGTTGGCTCAAGAAACTCTAATGTTATTCTCATGGTATTCTCATGTTGCGCCGGTATAATAAAGGTATAGAAAGTTATTCGCAAACAGGAGATACAGCAATGACCCTAACCCACACCCACGACCACACCACCGAAGAAATGCGCGGACAGCTGACCACCATAGAATCGGTAAAGCGCTTCATGTTCGCCGGTAGCGCCACCATTACCTTCGAGAGCCGCAAGACCGACGGTCACTTCACCTATAAGATCGATGAGGTCGAGAATCAGTCGCCCACGCAGCAACCGCGCTACTTCATCAAGCTGCTGTCCGGCCAGGACAACGAGAGCGATTACACCTACATGGGCATGTTGGTCCCCGATGGCCCGATCGTAGGCAATTACAAATTCACCACCACCCGCGCCAGCAAGGTTGGCCTCGAGGCGCCCTCGGTAGTCGCGCTGAACTGGGTGTTGACCGCCTTAGCCACGTACGAATACTTACCCAGTGTGCTCAGCGTTTGGCATGAAGGTCGCTGTGGTCGCTGTGGTCGTAAGTTGACTGTACCCGAATCGATCGCCAATGGTATTGGCCCCGAGTGCATGCGTCAGATGGGGGGTTTATGAGCACAGCAGCCCAACGCCGGGTAACAATCCCGAGGGAAGACCTAGTATTGATCAAAAAGGTAGTCGGTCCAACAGACAGGGCCGACTACCTGTTCCTGTTCACAGCTCCGGATGGCAAGACCGCCTACGTGGCTTCATGCATACATGGGGGCCGGAGCGGTAAACTATTCCTGGAGGGCCGCAAATGGGAGACCTTGAAGGTAGAGAAATTACGGGGGGCGGTGTGCTCCTTCTTTGATTACGAGATCCCGCCGGGCGCCTATTTGTACATCACACCCTGCTACCCAGGCTCGATAAACCGCCATCGTGGCGAGGCTTTAGCCAAGCGCGGTGTGCGTGTGATCGGCAACTGGTTTAGGCCGACCTACTTCCATGTTGAAGAGTCCCCTGAGGGCTGGATTATGAATTGTCATACCTGAGCGCCTGTACGATCAGTTGTACGGATCCATACGCAGTTAGGGTAAGCCAAACCATACAACCGATCGTAGCGGCAAAGTGGACCAAGCCGCAGTACTACTCCCCGTTTTGGTTCAAGAACTCTCATTCAATTTTCATGCTCTTCTCATGCAACTCCGTTATAATATAATAAAGGAGTTCAAACATGAACCACAACCAACACAATCCCGGCGTAGACGAAGAAGAGGTCACCCGTACCAAGCCCAAGAAGGCTAAGTTGATTCCCTTGAGCTACATTATGGCCAAATCGGCGGAACGGGTAAAGCTGAACCCGCGGCTGCCGCAAGGCCATTGCGACTATTGTGGTCTCAATTACGAGGCGGAGCTAGTGCGCCCGGTGCAAGCTAACGCTTTCACCCAAAAGATGGCCTGCAAAATGTGTTCCCAGGCTTACCGCCTCCCTTGGCTCCGGTAGAAAAACTCTCATGTTATTCTCATGTTGCTGGTGTATAATAAATATATAGGAGATATGAGAGATGATAACCACAACCGCCAACCCCTGCGAATTAGCCCAACAGGCCGCCGATTTACTCAACCAGAACAACCAGTTGACCAGCAAGGTCACCGCCCGCCACATCGTTGAGCATTCCGATGAATACGTGTTCTTGATCGCGGAAGATCGCGTATTGGGGTGTGTACACATTACCCGCCGGTCGTGGTATCAAGCGGAAATCTCACACCTGGTAGTCGCCGAAGAAGCCCGTGGTCAGGGCCTGGGGAAACGGTTGGTTTCATTGGCGCTAGGACGGGTCCAGGAACTTGGCCTGATGGTCGCCCAATGCACGATCCGGGAAGACAACCAAGCCAGCCTAACCACCTTCAAACACGCCGGTTTCAAAGAGACCGTTAGCTTCACCAATCCCGAATCGGGTAACGTGGTCATCGTTTTACAAATCAGCCTGAGCAAATAACAAGTAACAAAAGAGGCACGCCGGGAGGAGAACACAGATCCCCGACGTGCCTTCGGTTAGCGGGTTCCTCGCACCACCGAACGAGCCCGCGTGCCTACAATTATTTGCCGACCCGGATGCTACCCATTGCCGGCAATAAGCCGAACACGCTCAGCAACCACAGGACGACGACGATCACCACTACGATATTCAAGATCCGTTTGATCTTCGGATCCATCGGGATGTACGTGTTTACCAACCACAGTAACACCCCCACAACGATCAAAGTTATCACTAACGTAAGTAATGACATCAGGGCCTCTCCACAACGGGCTTTGTCTCTTCAACAACGCCCACTAATTTCGTGCTTAGGAATTGTGTCTTGAGATTGGCGATCAACTTATAGAGATCGTAAATCACGTTACTACCGCGGCACACGATCAGGCCGGTAAAGATGGTGCCCAGCACACCGCCTATCGTTGCGCCTAGAGGGCCGATGAAGGGAATCGCCAACGGCACGCCCGCTGCCGTAAATAGGTCAAGTCCGGCCAGCGGTGTGATTAGCACTCCCAGAACCAGGGCCACGATGTTCCAGACACTGACTGTCTGATCCTTCTGCGCAGCCCATTTGAAGGTGGTCAATAAGCTCTCAATTAGCAGAGCCAACACTACGATTTTAGCAAACATGTTACTCCCTTCTTCCCCGTATCCTTGCTTTGATTCTTTCTTCATCCCGCTTGCCGCTGAGCAGGTCATCTATATTGGGTTTGTCTGTCTCGCGCCGGTTGTGTGGGTCCTTTATCGGAAATATGCTGACGTGCCGGGCCTTACATCTTGCCGCATAGGCTAGGAACCAACCAACTGCCAAGCCGCTAACGGTTATCGCACTGCTCACCAATGTGATTGCGGTACCTTGCGTGGCCACGTGGGCGGCATTATGAGCACCCCAGTAAGCTGCCCGTGTCATCTCGCCCAGGGCAACTGAGACGATAATGGCAATAGACCAGCTGATTAGGCGCCTGCCGCCATCGTTTAGGATGGCCCCGACCATCATTGAAATTGCTAAGACCCACCCTAAGGTGCCCACATATTCTGCGTGGCTTAGTGCTTCCTGTATGGCCATCCAGATTGTAAAGCCCATTAGGTCCTTCCTTTGACTTCAGCACAGGCCTCTCGTACTTCCTGCCGATATTCCTTCAATGAATCGTCCTGTGCTATCAGTACCTTTTCAACCGCCTCAAGCCGGATTAGCACCTTTTCGAGCCTGTTGACTAATATGTACAGCAAGAACCCACTAACTAATGCGGGATAGCCGAACTGCGCGAAAAGTGATACAATGTTTGGATCCATTATCCCCTATCCTGTCACTACAGGCCCACCCGTGTTGTGAGTGTGCCTGAGAAATTCCTCCCGGGTTACATAGCCCGACGGCGAAGGAGGTTGGTCAATGGGAATGGTTATGCTCACCGAAACCGCCGGGCCTGCGTTACCGGCCTTGTCGAAGGCGGTTACCTCATAGGTATAAGATTGTCCCGGAGTCACACCGGAGTCAGTGAAGCTAAGTACAGCCAGCGTGCTCAGCACGGTCCCATTACGCTTGAGATAGTACCCTTCAACCGCAACGTTGTCACTGGCCGCACTCCAAGTGACCGTTACCGAAGGTGCGACATATTTCGCAGTCACAGGCCCCGGAGCCGAAGGCGGTGTGGTATCCGTCGTAACCTGGGTTAGATTAGAGTTGTAAATAAACTCCGCTAATGTTGCCGAGGGACCGTAGCTAATGGAGGCATCAATGCCGAATTGGTACGTGCCATCGGTTTTCTTCGGGCACCAGGGCCCCATGGCTGTGAAACTGCCTTGCCAGAAGTCCGCGGCTAGATTGCTGCCCAGGCGCAGGTACGAATTTTCCTGGATGCCGGTGGGCACGATCCATTGATCAAAGAAGGTGCGAATGAGATCGAAGCCGGTGCTGAAGACCGTGGGGACCCAAGCGCGCCAGGTCAGAACGTGGCGGGAGTTGACATCCTTATTAGCATTGTCCAGCCATACCGTGTACCCGGAACTGGCATATTTCTTCATGTACCAGTTGGCCGAGTAGTGCATCACCATTTTGTGGGTGCCATCGATATTGCGCTCGAACTCGTTGAATGTCTGCTCCATGCAAATCGAGACGGACTTGACCAGGTTGGTCGGAGTCATCACCGTATTGCCGCCATTCTTCCAACATTCGGCGACTTCGTCATCCCAACAATAGATGTCGCATTGGTGATTGCGTGTGGCTTCTTTGAGCATGGTTACCTGCGGGTCCAGCCCGTTGTAACCGCTCTCTTCATTCGACCAGGGATTGTGGACTCCATAGCCCACGATCCACACCGCGATGCCTTTAGCTTTGGCGTAATCGCGGATACGCTTGTGGTACCCGGTAAAAGTACTGTCTACGAAATACTGCCAATTACCGTATTCCCAGCGACCTGGACAGGTTACGCGCAGCATGAAGACCCGCACACCCTGATCGATCAACAGCTCCACATTTACGTTCTGGCGGTAACTGTTGAGGTCTACGGCCATTACGCTCTCCAAGGTACCGAATCGCTGCATTAGCGAGGGCGGCTTGACAACTACACGCCCAATCTTGGAAAGCATGTTGATGAGCCAGGATCCCCGGTAGTTCTGGTTTTCTTGGCGCGCTTCCCACCACAAATCTCGGGTCGCGACTTCGTCTAAGCTCAAAAGTGGTTTTACTGGCATTACATTCTCCTGATTACAACGTTTCGTAACATTAGGACTGCGCTAGCCACGACTGCCAAGATCGTACGCAGGTCAACAATTGCCCCGGCCAATAATTTGAGTGCCGTTACGGCGGTCGCGAGGCTGGTCACATTGGTATCAATCCAGGAGTTGACCTGTGCCTTAGTTTGGCCGGTCAACACGGTCTGGGAGATGTAGTCTGAAGCTTGTTGTGGGGTCCAAGTGGACCAATCCGGCAACGATCGGAAGGCATCCTTAGATTGCTTTGCTTGCTGATCGTCGATCTCCCAAGGCGCCTGTGCATTAGGATCATGCGCAGCAACGACCGCTGCAGCATCTGTTTGCTC